GGCCGCCATCGTATTTCTGTCTAGATAGTCTCTCTTCCTCTACAGAAAAGATAACTTCCCCATCTTTGAGGAGACAAATACCGCCATTGTGGCCTCTAGTGAGACCTGCAATCCATTGTGCCATAACAAACTCCTAATTACTTCGAAGACTTGAGAAGGTTCTCAACTTCGGATTTAAACCCCTTATTTGGTTTTACTGCTGTAGATGGAATTTTCAACTTGGTGGGTTCCATGGTTGAAAACTGTAAATTATTCTGAACAGGTGTAGGTGCAGCACACTGTTGACCTTCATTCTGTGTCAGTTGTTCTAAACTTGGACCAGTATACTTAACTGATTTGCCAAGTCTCTTTCTTGCAGAAGTAATAACTTCTCTTACTTGTGCATCAGACATTTCACATGCCTGATCATTATATCTAGTACGTTCTTCATCCATCGTAATTCTGATTGGATCGTACTTTCTTCTACCTTCACCAACATCAACAATATCAAAATCCTTGAAGTCTGGATAAGAAATGTTAATTGGGAATGTAGAACCAATAACAACAGTTGCTGTTTTCTTTAATGCCTTTGCGATGTGTTGTCCTACACTATCACAACCAATAAAATGATCAGCACCATCAATAACTCCAGCCCAAACTCGAATGTCTTCGATTTGTGGACGAGCGACTTTGTGTTTTGCCTTTTCTTCATTTTCTTCAACTGGGAAGTGAATTTCACTCATGATAGCAACAGCATAATCTTTTTTAAGATCATTGATGATATCAACTGTATTGACCATGTTCATACTTCGTGAACCAGGATCAACAACAAAATCCCCCACACTGGTAACTCCTCTACCAAAAGGTTGAATAATAACAACCTTTTCTTTACCAGTTCCTGCTTTAATTTCTGTAAGAATATTTTGTGCCGTTACAACTTCCATCTTCGAAAGATGGATACTTGGATCTTGCAGTTCTCTGGGTTCATCAAGCTCATTGATAATGATATCAAAAGCCTGTGCAAGATTACATTTTTGATTATAGTAGTGCCAACATCTGTAGGGTTCTGGACTTACGAGATCCCTATGAATCAAATGTTCTTCGAATAAATTTTTGTGCCAGGAATCATAACACTTGTTATGAAGAACTGGGTGTCCTTTATAAAAATCTGTGCCCGCCTCACAAACGATAACAAAATCGTCGTGGGTTTCGGCGTATTTTTCCAATGCTGGGATAGAAGACAGGACTCTTCCTGCTCCACCATTAATAAAGAATGCTTTAGGTCTCATGTCAAAGATTCAATTTGAAAGTATTTAGGGGTCTTTTCAGACCCCCTTTTTTATACTATATCAAAGACCAGGATTCTGATCTTCTGTTGGTTTTGCACGTTCCATTTGTGCCAAACCTTCTGCAATTGCACGAGCTTCCTTCTCTTTCTTACGAGCTTTAGCTGCGGCAGTCATAGTCTCGTATCTAGAAGATTCCGCGTCAGGATGGACAGGTGTCATCATAGCAGCGACTGCGGGAGGAATGTTGTTAGATGTAACCAATGCAGGCCAATCTCTCAACTTCTGTCTATAAGATGTCCAAGTTTCTACCATTGCAGTAGGCATATCGGAAGAAATTTGACCGTCACTGTTGGCCAACATGGTGTTTCTGGTATCTCTAATATCTTCTACACTGAACCAGTCATCATTTGCCTCACCAAGAATAACTTCATTAACACTCATCATTCTTGCTGTTGGAACACCATCAACAACTCTTACTGAGTCTGGATCCCAGATAAACTTGGGAAGGATGGGAAGACTGTATTGGAATCTCTCATATCCATCGAGTGCAGGAGATTGTGGGTGGTTTGCAACAGATCCTGCTGCATCTCCAGTCTGAGGATTAAGAGTTTCGTTGTCTGGAAGAACTGGACCAGAGAACTCTTGAGATTCGTTAACGATAGGTCCTCTCAGTTGACAGATCAGAGGATACTCTGTGCAGTCAACTTCGAAAAATTCTGTGCAATCTGCAGGAAGAGGACGACCATCAGCCTTATCATCTTCTGTCAGTGGACCATACTTTTCATATCCATCGGCACCAATCTGAAGATAGATCTTATCGGGTCCGTGATATGTGTACTTACGGGACTTAAGTTGTGCCCTATTGTGATCTACCATGTACTCGTCGGGGAGTGGTAAATCAAATTCTACTTTAATAATTTGTGTTGCCATAGCGGTTTCTTTGTGCGAGTAAACATCTCTCGGTATTATTTATAAATTTTTCCATAAAAAAAGGGGTGGTTTTACCCACCCCAACAAATAAATTTTTTGAAATTCTTAGACGTATGTAATCTTAACGATACCACTACCACCCGTTCCACCAGTTCCATTGTCCCAGTTACCGCAATATGTTGTCATACCACCTTGTCCACCATTTGCGAATGGAACAGTCCAACAACCGCATCTCTGCCAGCATTCTTGTAACTGATACTGGACTTCACCACCGATAAATGGAGCAGAGAATGGTTGAGAACCTTGACACTGACAATGGCAGTGATATGCGTGAGAACCAAATTCACCAGCGTGTGATCCCATCATGAAGTCAGCACCCTGATCATTAGGTCCTTTACAACATGTAAATACTGAGTTACATGCAGTGTTCCAAGAAGTGTTTGCCTCACCTCTGTGACCACCAGCTGCACAGAAGTTACTTAAATTATATCCATTAACGTAAGAAGCACATCCGTAACACCCTACGCACTCATAAGAACAACAGGGATAAACACCTGCGGCACAAATAGTATACTGACAACCAGGTGCAGTAGTAACAGTTTTATTTGCGTAGTATCCACCACCAGCACCTCTGTAGTGATGGCAACGGTTCCAAGAACAATTCCCGTGTCCGTTTCCACCCGATCCCCAAATCTCAAATGTGACTCGTCTCACACCAGTAGGTACGGTCCAAAGACAGCAGCATCCACCAGAAGGAGAGCTCATCGTTCCGTAAACCCACTGAATATTCCAAGTATTCAGAGCATTAGAGTTGATTTTTGCATCGGTGATTACACCATCGGGAAGTGCTGCACCATCAACCTTTTTGTAATCTGTATAATTTGCCATGGGTGTAAGAATCCTACGTTAAGTATTTATCAAAAATAAGTGATTTTTACGATACCAGGTCCACCTGTGTTACCGTATCCACTATCCCAGTTACCGCAGTAACTAGATTGAGCGCCTTGTCCGCCACTAGTATAAGGGACGGTCCAGCAAGCGTGTTTCACCCAACAAACGTTAACTGCTTGAACGATGTTTGCTCCAACAACAGGGGCTTGAGCTGGTTTTGTTTGTTGTCTAGTACAGTGACAGAATCCTGCACCGAACCACCATTCAACAGAACCGAATCTACCAGAGTGTCCATTAATACCGAAGTCTCCTCCGTTTGCACCCCTCTGTAAGCAGCATTCAAAGGTAGAGTAACATGTTTCTGCCCATGAGGTGTTTGCACAACCTCTGTCACCACCAATAGCACAGAAACCACTCAGGTTATATCCATTAATATATGATGCACAACCTCTACATCCAGTACAACCCTGAACGCAGCATGGGAATACTCCACCTGCACATACTGTATACTGACAACCACCAGCGGTGGTAATCATCTTGGAATTGTATTGTCCACCACCTGCACCTTTAAAGTGCTGGCAACGGTTCCAAGAACAAGATCCGTGTCCGTTTCCTCCAGAACCCCAAATCTCGAAAAAGATTTTGTTTACACCAGAAGGAACTGTCCAAAGACAGCAACAACCTGATGACAAACTATTGGGTGAACCGTAAACCCATTTAATACCGTAATTCTTTCTCGCGCCAGGAACGATCATGTTATCGGTGACGAATCCGTCTCCGATTTGTTCGGTAGTTACTTTCTTATAACTTGAATACTGTGCCATTTTCTTTAAGTTCCCCTGATATTAAACGTAAGTGATCTTGACAACGCCAGTACCACCGACCTGACCAGTTCCATTGTCCCAGTTACCACAATATGTGGTCATACCGTTACCACCACCCTGTGCATAAGGAACTGTCCAACATGCACAACGTTCCCAACACTCAGCAAGGTGTCCACCAATAGTTCCACTCGAAAGGAATGGAGCAGTTCCAGAACACCAGGTCTGTCTGTAACAGTGACATCTATGAGGTCCTACACCTGCAGGTCTCATATTAGACATGCCGAAGTCCGAACCATTTAGAGTTTGAGATACACAACAGTTCCAATCGGAGTTACACATTGTACTCCATGCAGTGTTAGCGCATCCTCTGTTACCACCATGAGCACAGAATCCACTTAAGTTTGGACCATTGACGTAAGAGGCACATCCTCTACATCCAGTACACTCATAGGAACAACAGGGATAAACACCTCCCGCACATACTGTGTATTGATTTCCTGGAGTAACAGAAATAGTCTTAGTAGCATAAAAACCACCGCCACCACCGAAGTAGTGATGACAACGGTTCCAGGAACAGAATCCACTACCGTTTCCTCCAGCACCCCATACATCAAAGGTTGCTTTCTTCACCCCAGCAGGTACTGTCCATAAACAACAGCACCCACCAGAGATACCACCAAGACTTCCACTCACCCAAAGTACGTTATACTTTGGACCCGATCCTGGAGCAAACGCTGAATCAGGAATCGAGTTGGGTATAATTTGGTCTGCGGTTAATTTCTTGTAACTTCCGTAAGAGGCCATTTTGTTTCTACATTAGGTGGATTATAAAACAGACAGAAAAGAAAGAGGGGGAAGAATCCCCCTCCCCAGAATCAGATGGAGAACAGTCTCCAACCGTATGTATCACCTTGGAAGGTGAGTTCGAATGACGCACCCTCTACAGAAACTGTCAAGTCAGAGGAGTCACCCATGATTGTCTTGCCGTTACGGGCGACAACCAGGTTGTTTGTATCAAATGTCTTAGCGGCATCGAAGAATCGGATCGTGTCACCGATTGAAGGAGATGCAGGCAGGGTCATTTGGATCTGACCTGTAGTTGTGTTGACGAAGTACACATGACCCGCAAGTGCGTTACCAGAAGTAGACTGAGTAACGTACTGCAGTTTACCAGGCTGTGTCCATGCAGTTCC